ACATTTTCTTGTCGTTTTTGTTGGTTTAGCGAAACCTCCACCTGCTCTCTCATTATAGTGTCAAGGGGTTTTTCCCGTATTCACTATTATTGCGTCTGCATATTAAAAAGTTTATAAGGCTTTCTTTGCAAAAAGCTGACGTCTAGGTCATTTTTCCGTTAAGTGACATCTCGTTTGGTTACCCGTGTCTTACACATTGCTGTCAAGGGGTTTTTCCCGTATTCAGTACTTGTGGACTAAGTCTAACCCGTTTTTGTGTGCGTTATCACATAACCCATTTTTATTATATTATATTTTACTATTTCTGCAAGATTAATTTTTCCACCGTTTTCCGTAAGTCCTTAACAGGAGCTCGTGCAGTATTTATACTGATTTGCACAAATCTACGGACGCTTCTTGGATTCTTTATTCCCAAGTGTTTATTAATTATTTTAACCCTGTTATTCTTTTTAGGTCTTCTTAATAAGAAAATTTATTTATCAACTATTTTTGTAATTTACGCTTTTGACACTGTTCAAACTATTAACAATGTCAGAAAATATGTCTCAGCTGTATCTGAATCTCCCATCCCTTAGTCTCACTCTATCTGCTTCTGAGGAATTGCAAATTCGTAATTCAGCTCAATCTTCGTTAGGAACTCCGGTTAAAGTTGCACCTCTTCGTTCTTCTTCTGGAATTGCTCGTGCTGAGAATCAACTCTTTCTTGTTGACTCTCTCCCCGTCACTTCCAAAATTCAAAAACGTTTTGTTGTCGCTTTAATTTCGGATTATAACCGTCGTTCTCGTAAAGACCGTTCTAAATCTTCCAAAATTTTTCAAATTCCATCTAATATTTCATATCTTCAGGTTCTCTATCAATATTTAACTCAACAACTTCGCAATGATCAGGACATTACTAATTGTTTCTTTCTTTTTCTTAAATCTTTGTCTATCGCACGAAAATCTTTTCAATTTAATGACTCAACATTCTTACCAATTTCCTCAGCATCTCGCCTTATTAATGCTTCATTATGTCTCCTACTTAATTTACCAAGTTTATCTAGTTGCCCTAAAATCGCTGTGTATGCGTATGTTCTTCGACTCTTCCTTAAAAATAAAGTGCTTAACAATTCTGCCGTTCTATCTGCTCTACTGTTACCTCGTTCTTATGGAGCGTCAAATTTTTATGCCTCTGCAACCGCCAACCTTAAAACTTTAAATTCAGAATTTATTTCATATGCTACGCTGTTTAAACAATATAATAACACTCCTTCTATTAAAAATAATTTTATCGATATCATTTATGCTTATTATACTTTATTTTTTAGTATCACTGAAGACGCCGATATAACTGAGTCAGGCATCAGTGACACTTTTGAATTTTTAAATAATCAATATTCTCGTTTCATCGCAGAGCCTCAGATAGGTATCTCTATCAATCATACGATTGATGGAAGCCTTGATGATGCTATTAATAAATCTCTCTCTCTTTTTTCAGAATTATCTAAAGCTCTATCCGACAAATATCAAACAACTGTAAATGATTATCAACGTAAAATTATCGCTTCAATAACATCAATTTATAATTTATATCGCTTTACAACTCACAAATTATCCCTTCAAGACTTTTGTGTTAATCTTTGTGGAGTTATTGGTGCCGCTGGTCTCGCTTCCGACATCATAACTCAATTAATAATAACTGTTAGGTCTCTCTTTTTAATGCCAACCGCTCAATCTCTTAGCGCTGGTAATTTTAACATCATTAAATCAATTTTCCTTTCTCTCTATTGTATTTTCGTAGGAACTCTCCCTGGTAAACACACTGTCGATGAATTTGCTTTACGTATGGATCGCTTTCCGAAAATGATCTCTGGTATCGAAACTATGTGGTCTAAATTAGATCTAGTAGTAGGACAAGCTCACTCATTTATAGAAGAAAAATTTTTAGGTCGTAATAATAAATTTGTTAGTTCAGAAATGCTCGACGAGGTTACTGCTTGGGCAGATGACGTCGCTAAATATGCTGGTTATATGGAAAGAAATGAAATTAACCGTGATATTGAAACGATGACAGCTGCTTCTAAGCTTTATCCCCGTGGAGTGCGTCTGATAAAAGAATGTACTCGTTTAAAGTTAGCTCCCGCCAATTTAAATTTAATCCGCTCTCTTCTCCCTGGTGCTATTAAACTTAGTGACGCTGCGTTTAAATCTGGTGCCAATAAACATTCACTTCGTGTGGAACCTATTGTCGCTTGGTTTACCGGTTCAACTGGTTTAGGTAAAACCGGCATGACTTACCCCTTTATCATTGATATGATGCGCGTATTTGGACCTGTTCCCGCCGACTGGCAACAGAACATCCATGCGCGTATCGCTGAAAATGAATATTGGGATGGCTATGACGATCAAGAATATTTAATTTATGATGACTTCTTACAAAAGAAGGATTCTGCCGCCAATCCAAATGTAGAACTTTTTGAAATGATCCGTGTAACA